TACAAAAATAATATAAACGATTTTTTAAATAAAATTACAAGAAGTGTATTAGAAACTATGGACGTAACATATGGACCTGAAGGTAAGTTTAGCTCGTTTAATGAATACATTATGAATACAGGTTTAGGAGAAACTATAAAGGGTGCTCCGCCTGTACAGACAAATTTAACTTTAGCGTTTAAAGAAACTACATTTATTACTAAATCAGATATTGAAAGAGGTCACTAATGGCATATTTTGAAAAGTTTCCTAAAATACTATACGACATAGACAACACAAAGAACTATAAACTTGTAACAGATATATTAAGACGAGTTAAAGTAAGAGAGTCAATTAGAGATAATGTCGAATTATTTGACAAATATGATGTAGATAGTGGTGATTCACCTGAAACAATTGCCTACAAGATATATGGATCAGTTAGATATTATTATGTTATACTATTATTGAATAATATAAAAGATAGATATTACGACTGGCCGTTATCATATCAAGCATTTGAGTCATATGTAAAAGACAAATATGCCAACCCGAGTGGTATTCATCATTATGAAATAACACAATCAAGTGGTACAACAACATCAAATGGTCCTGATGACTATGATTATTTAATAGAAGTCAATAGCACACAACCAGGAGCAGTTGCTGTCACTAATTATGAATACGAACAAAGATTACAAGATAAGAAAAGACAAATTAAATTATTAAAACCAGGTTTTTTAAGAGCATTTGAAACAGAATTTGAAAAACTAGTTAGAGTATAAAATGGCAGTTGATGAAAAGAATCCTAATATTATAGAACAGGCCGGTGATTACAATTTAGAAATTTGTAATATACTATCTTATAGACGTAATGATGAGGAAGGTGTAAACTATGAGATGGATTTAGTGTCTGGTGGTGTTATACAATTTTTAGAATTAAAAGAAGACATATTAAGCAATTCAATACTTGGTTCAGTAACAGTATATGATGCACAAGATATACGAACAATACTGCCAATAACAGGTTTAGAAAAGTTAGAACTTAAATTTAATACTCCAGGTCTGCCAGGCTATAACAATGTAAGAGGTGAGGGTTTTCCATTTCAGATATACAAAATAGAAAAAGTAGAAGTAGATCAAACCAATCCTAGAGCACAACGGTATAGAATATTATTTTGTTCGCCAGAGGCGTACAGAAACAGTATTACAAGAGTCAGTCAGGCGTACGCAGGACCAGTAGAGAACGGCGTAAACTCAATATTACGTGACCCATTATATCTAAACTCTAAAAAAAGATTTTTTATTGAACCCACAAACACCAACACAAAGATTGTTGTACCTAATTTTAAACCTTTTAGAGCAATACAACTATTAGGCAAAGACGCCATATCACAGAAATACAACAACGCAGGTTATTTCTTTTACGAAACAACAGACGGTTATCACTTTAGAAGTTTAGAGTCAATGATTGCTTCGGGTGGTAATATGCCACGACCTATTAAGTTTAATTACTATTATCAAATTGCCAACTCAAATACAGACAAGAACGTAAAAGATGTAGAAATGGATATGAAAGGTGTGATTAAGTACGAGTTTGAACGACCAGTCAATATGTTAGAAAATGTCAACAAGGGTTTATATGCCTCTAAATTGTTTACACACGACACATTTTACAAGACATACGAAGAAAAGAACTATGACTACTTTGCAGACTTTAAAAACCATTTTCATTTAGAATTTGATAGTGGCGGTGAAAAGGCAAGATTTAAGGGCGTACTACCTATACACCCATACGAAGATACAAGAAAAGACTTTGGACAACATTCAGACGCCAGAGTAATGGTTGAGTCAAACACAAGTAAAATACACAATGATTATGAAATTATAGATCCAAAAGTCACAGTACAACAAAAGAACTCACAAAGACTGGCTATGAACAATATTAATCTATCTCTACAAGTGTTTGGTAATACTGCCATCAACGCCGGAGATGTTATTACCTTTGATATACCTCTTATGCGACCACTTATAGAAGAAGGCGATACACAAGAGTCTAATCCTTTTTATTCTGGCCGATACTTGGTAATGGCAGTAAAACATATTATTAATCCAACACTATTAAGACACGAAATGGTACTAAAGTGTATGAAAGATAGTGTAAACACCGAGTTTGTTGCCGAAACCACAGAATTTACACCTACATTAAAGGATTTTACAAGAAAAGTAGAAAACATCTACGAAATAGATCAAAACTATTACAACGAGAGTATAGGAGATGGATTTTAGAGAGGTATAGAGAATAAGAGAGTTTCCGACGCTTCCGAGCGCTGTGGAGCAGGCCACCAATCAACATATGAGTATATGGCCTACAATATAACACAAATGAAAGTGAAAGGCAAGTAAATAAAGACAATGAACAAAATATATAACAAGATAAGAACTTCATACGGCCACCTCTCCGATAGACTGATAGAGGAATATGATAGAAGACAATATATGAGGTTCTACAAGGGTAAACTAGAAGGCCACGAAGCTAAAGTCAGTCTGGCGACTGCCTGTTTCTATATGGGACAAGGGTTTGGGTATATACGAGGCCTACTAAGTGGCATAAGTAGTAGAATAGGCCATTTGCGTACAGTACGAAGAAATAGGTTAAAATAGCGTATAGTGAGTGAATTAAAAGGCGACAATTATCGGTAAAAATAAAAATGATTACAGACAAAAATTTTCTTGGCCGTAACGGTTTCATCTGGTTCAATGGCGTAGTTGAAGACAGGCAAGACCCTCAATACACTGGCCGTGTGCGTGTACGTTGTATTGGTTATCATACACAAGACAAGATTAAATTACCAACGGCCGATTTACCTTGGGCAACTTGTTTGTTACCTACTACATCAGCCGGCATATCAGGAATTGGCCAATCACCTTCGGCCTTTGTTGAAGGTAGTTGGGTGTTTGGATATTTTAGAGATGAAGACTTACAAGAGCCTATAGTGTTAGGTAGTTTACCTGGCAGGCCGTCTTTATTGGGAAATCCAAATAAGGGGTTTAATGACCCAAATCCAAGGCCAGATGACGAAACAAAGTCGGTCTATCCACGAGAGGTAGATGAGCCAGATACCAATAGGTTGGCCGTTAATAATCCAGACAAAGAGGCAGCGTCATTGACGACACGAAAGGCCGATAGGATTACCAATATTGTAGGAGTAAATAATATTTGGTCACAACCTGAAATTGATTATGCGGCCGTTTATCCATACAATCACGTTTACGAAAGTGAGTCTGGCCATATAATGGAATTTGATGATACGGACACCAAAGAACGAATACACCTACGTCACAAGTCAGGCACTTCTATTGAAATGACAGCAAACGGTGATACCATTGAAATAATAAAAAACGACAAGTACATCTTAATCACCAACGACAACAAGGTCTATATACAAGGCGACAAAGATGTCATAGTTAACGGCAACTACGACTTAAAGATAAACGGCAATCTAAACGTGGCCGTAGCAGGTAATAAAACAGAAACCATAAGTGGTACAAAGACAAGTAACACAACTGGAGCAGTAATACATACAGGCTCTACAATAGACTTAAACCCTTAGCTTATATATGGCCGTGTTTTTTATGGCCAAAAACCTGTGGTGGAAAAGTGCTTATGCAAACTGGAGCGGCTTGCTAAACTATAAATGTAATAAAGATGTTAATAGATATATTGGAGGCCTATTAATTAATTGGCCACCTTGTAGAGTTTCTATATCTTATACATAGTGGTGTTGAACCATCAGGAAAAGCTTAGAGTCCAGCTAGACAACTTAATACACTTCCTTTTATAGAAAAAACCCCTCGGATAAAAATACACGTAGGAAGACGACTTTATCTCCTAAATATTAAAGTAATATTATTCTACATTCCCCTTAACAACTGGCCTGTTACTTACAAAGGACATACTACTATGGCAAAATGGCCTAAGAGTTTTACTCTACCTTATCTAAAAAAGAAGGCACCAAAGATACCTGATTACACTTGTATTCAAATAGATGATATTATAGAAAAACTAGAACAGTTGCAACAAAACGATAAACGACTTACAAAGGCACAAGTTACACGGTTACGTAATAGTTTGGAGCGTTTACGTAGTTCTAACAATAAACTACGACAAAGTGGTATATTCTGGTATGAAAACATTAAAAAGATACTATTAAGAATTAAGCCTTAGAGGCCACTTAACCACCGGAAACTCGGAAAAAATCTCTTGCCATTCTATAAATATTGAAGTATAAAGAGAGAGAATTATGGCGTCAATCGTAGAAAATAAAAAGTATGGTGAAAACCATAGAGTTATATTAAAAGATAAGCCTGTAAATAGTGCCTTGTTTAAAAAAGAGGGTTATGTGCCAGGTAAATCTGTGTTTTTAATTATACGTAGAAAAGTTAAGGCCAATAAGTTTATAGAATTGGCCAAAGGCAATAAATCCATTGTACTTAAAGATAGTAAAAATAAGATTGTGTTAATTGAAGGATCTGAAAGTTCTATTAACGGTTCATTTAATCACTATACGGCCAACGCCAAATCAAAAACCAATGTATTGACTGAAATAAAAGAATTAGTATCAATGCATCTATTTGAAAGTTATATTGAAACAGGCCGTACTTTAAAAGAGGAACAAGTTAAATCAATGGTGGGAAAAATTAAAGGTGTGTATGAAACATTGTTTGATAGTTTTTATTATGAAAGTGCGATGAAACAATTACAGGAACTAAAACGATATAATTTAAAAAGAGGTTATAATTATGAAAGACAAAAAGGACCTTTAACACTAGAGTTATATAAAGTGGCTCGTAAGTTAACAGGTAAGTTAGATGATAACTGGAATCCTGGTGATGTATGGTTAGTTCGTAAAAACTATGATATGAAAAAACTATTAGTTTCAAAAACGGCAGTTGAATTAAATACCGAATTGACAAAGGCATTTAACAAAAGAGATGTTATTCCTATTTCACTTAAACAAGTAGAAAAACCAAAAGCAACTTCTTCTATTATTGACCCTAGTAAGTTAATGACACAGAAATTAGATTTAGATTTAAGTTTTGATAGAATTGATTTATCTGAAAGTTTTAATAATTTTATTGTTATAACTAAATCTGGTTTTGCTGTTCGTGTGGGTTTTAAGGCAAGTGCTACTACATTAAACGTTTCATTAGAAGGCCGTTTTATTGGTGCTGGTTTTCAAACAGGCGCCGTTGATGCTAAGGCCTATACAAAAGAAGTATTAGAACAACACAAATATAATTTAAGAGGTGGTGCTGTTGATATGAAAACTTATAGTGTGGCACAAAAAGAATTAAAACAAATGTTTAGTAAATATAGAAGATTGTCAAATACAATTAAAGATTATAATGAGGCCATTTCTTTATTTGAAAAAGGAAACAAATTGGTACAAGATCGTTTTGCTAACCTAATGAGTTATATGTGGTCTTTTTTAATGGCACCAAAGTCTTTTGAAAAACATATGAAGTTTTGTTATTATACCTCTAAAAAACTAACATCTGATAGTGGTATCTATCTTATTATACAATAATGTGAAACTTTTGTTACAATCACTTTTCTAGTTCTAAATATTTTTTAGATGAGGTCTTCATTTAAAAAACTAATCAAAAAGGTCAAAGAAATGGAATTAGGGAATCCTATAATCACTACCCTTGTAGGTCTAGTGGTATTTTATATTGGTTTGAAAATGTTTTCAGGTGGAATGAAATCAATGGGTAATTTAGATCACTTATCTTATTTTACACACAATACAGTTTATATGTTTTTTGGTGGTATCATTATGACATTACTTTGGCAATCATCATCACTATCAACGACAGCAATCATAGCTCTTGTTGCCTCTGGTGCCGTTCCATTACCAGCGGCCATAGCCGCCGTATTAGGGGCAAACATAGGTACAACAGGTACAATATGGATTGCTGGATTTTTAGTATCTGATGGAATACCACAAGGAATTACAAGACATATCGCTTTAGCACATACTGGTGTAAATTTGATAATGGCGTTTACATTACTTCCATTTGTCAAACAAATCGCAAACTTCTTATCAAAATTTTAACATTGACATTTATACAGATATGTGTTATATTCATATTAGATATGTTTTAGGCACATATCTGTTATAAATAATAATACACGTTCAGCCATATGGCCGGAAGTAGGCAAATGCCGAAGGAACGCACCTAACTTTAAAAAGGAGGGTGTTATGGAAAGACATACAAGATTACTTACAGGTTATAGTAAGTCTAAAGAGCTTGAGAAAAAAACAAAAGCTTTGTTTAGTGCCAGAAAAGAAGTTGACATCAATGCTGGTGGAACATCTGGTTACATTGTTAAACACGGACCAAACAAAGATAAAGTCTTAGCTCACACAAAAGTTAAATCCACAAATAATTGGTAAGTGTATAAATAACTATACCACACCACGAGAGAGCGTAGCTCTCTCATAGAGAGGTGCTTACCTCCACACACAAGCACCTCTCACTTTAACAATCAACAACAAAGAAACTGGTACAGACGGATTGAATCGAACAATCAACCTCTGGTTCCACAAACCAGCGCTCTAACCAATTGAGCTACGTCTGCTTAAAAGAAATACGTGTAAACTAATCCTATAATAGTTACACTAGCTAAAACAACATTAGTTGTAATTAAGGCGGCTTCTTTCCACATAACTGAAACAGCCAACCATACAAAGCCACCTAATAAATTCATTAAAGGTCCATATGGATAGATATTAAGTGAATTAAGAGCGGCGCCGATAATTAATAGGCCTGTCGCTATCCATTTTAAATAATAATCTATTTTATATTTTTTTGTATTCAAAGTGTATCCAACTTTCTGTTTTCTCTTTTGAGTTTGTATATATTTTCATACCTGGTCCGTATTCATTATTACAGGCAAAGATGGCGGCATCCCAATCATTATCAAACTCTTTTAAAATCTTGCCGTCTTTTGTAACTTGATATTTTATCATCTGTAATAAATGGCAAAAGTATCAGCATAGGCCATATGAACATAATCCCTTGGCCGTCTATAACCTGGTTTTGAATTGCCTCTATATCTTATTCTTAAAGGTTTTACTTTTTTAGAAAACTCTTTAAACAAAGGCAGATACTTCATTGGTATGCCTTTGGCTATTCCTTTCTCTAAAGGGTGGCCTTTATATTTTTTAGCAATACTATTACTAACCTTTTTTAGTTTTTGGTAATAATCAGTATTCATAACTTTATCAGCGTACAACATTATGCTACCTCCAACATTGTCATTGGTACTCTATAGATTCTGCCTGATAAATCAACCAGACATTTACTATTCATAATTTTGGTAATTACACCAGGCGTCTTTTTAGTTTTTTGTACAACATTCACCTTTGTGCCAACCTTCATTTCGTTTTTAACTTTAGACTTGATTAATACATCAATCATAGCCTTGGTATCATTTAATTGAGTGATACTCATTTTGTTTAGTGTTTCAATCATCATAGTGTTTTCTCCTTTATTATTTTATTTTAAATATAATGGACCTGTCCATTGAATTGGATAGTTACCTGTTAATACATTTCCTCTTGGTGAGTTTAAAGCAGGAGCATTCCAACCAGCCGCTTTTAATATATCACCTTTTTTAAAATGTTTAAAGTCTTCTTTAGCAATAAAACAAAAAACACCAGTATCTTGTACAACTTTAATATACTTTTTACCGAATGAAACTCTTGTTTTCATATCCCAATTGTCAACTTGTTCTTTAGAATAACCAGTAAGTTCTTTGCCACCCATTGTTGACATTCTTACATAGTCTTGTTTAGCACCAGCCATTAAGTTTTTAATTCCTTCGTCTAGTGTATTTGCTGTTTTTTCTACTTTTATCATAGTTTAGTCTCCTTTTTTAAGTGTTAATATGGTTAGTATACCACAAATCATAGCAATTGTCAAGCAAATAAAAAATGCTGTCCAATTTTCGTTTCCAATACAGGCGCCACCACAATCTTCAATGGCGCCAGCAGCTAATATTAATGAAACAATAGTAGTAATAGATAAAATATTTGTCATTATGCTACTTTCTTTTCTTCTTTGTTAATAATATCAATATATTTTTGTATATCAATTGTTCTATACATAGATTGATTATAGATTGAAGATATTTTCATCACAGGTTTTTGACTAGAAATATATTTCTTCGTTCTATTGAAAGGTCTGATAGTTTCTTTCATAACATATGAAGGCGTAACACTATCATAATTAATGAAATAATAAGTTTTATTACTATCATTTTTCATTTTTGTTACTTTATTAACTAAATCATAATCATTTTTATCAATATACTTAATTGATTTTAAAAGTGATAATGATATATTGTGTTTGTTTTTTTCTTTTTTGTTTAACATTGTGTTTTCCTTTGTTTTTGTTGTCATTACTCGTCCAATATACCAGATAAATACATAAAAGTCAAGCAAAAAAAGCAAAAAAAATGAAGAAAAAGCACATTTTTTTGTTATTTGTTCTTATTTTGTTCTCTTCCTGTGTTAAAAATGTTGAAAAATGTCGTTTTTTGCCAGGAGTTGAGCTAGAATCACAAAAAAAAGACGAATCACAAGAAAAAAAAGAAAATACCGAAGAAAAAATTAGAGATTTATTAAAAAACGGAAAACCGAAAGCAGAAATAAGCTGTAATTTTTAAGATAAATATTAATAATGACAAAAAAAATTCAGAAATGTCAAAATTGTGGGCACGATTGCCATTGTGGCGGCCATTGTATGAAAAATTATGATGGAAACGGTGAAATTTTGTGTTGTAGTTATTGCCGACACGAAAAAAATAATGATTTTGATGAAAATGAAGTAATATACGATTCAATGGATTATGATTCGTTTAATGGAGTATAAAAATGGCAAAAATGAGAGAGTTCCTATTTTGGAACGACAAAGGACAAGAAGAAAAAAACGAAAATACAAGTTTTAAGAAGGCCGTAAAGTCTATACAAGAAAAATTTAAAAATCAACTTGTTGGATTTGAGTATATTAGTAAAAAAGGCAAAAAGGTTGTAAGTTCAATTCAATTACCTCTTGGAAGAAAAAAGAAATTAGGTAAATAATGGCGAAATTATCAAAAGGTTTTGTAAAACACGAAAGAATGCCTAAAAAGACTTCACAAGGCACAAGTAAAAAAGTTAAAAAAAGTTCAATGAACAAACATAAAAAACGTTCATTTAAAGTTTATAACAAACAAGGTAAATAATGTTAACAGGTGAGTTTGTCATAAGAAGAAATGGCAAATTAGAGAAATATAATAAGTTTAATGATATACCAAGTAGTTTTGAACACGTAATATCATTTAAACCTGATTATCCACCTGAACCACATACCGAAGAACAACATAATCAAATGTCAAAGTTTGATGATTACTTAAAGGAGTTAATGACACGTGCCAGCGGTAACTAGAATAGGTGATGCAGATGTGGCTCATTGTTCAGGAATGACAAGAGCTGAAGGATCTCCAAACGTAAGAGTAAATAGTATTCCTGTTTCACGTCAAGGTGATAATAACACATCACATTTATTACCAGCAGCTGTGTGCCCACCTCATACAGCACCTATTGCTGTAGGTTCAACTACTGTTTTTATCAACGGTAAAGGTTGTGGAAGAGTTGGTGACGCTATATCTGGTTGTACTAGTGTGGCTGAAGGTTCTTCAAATGTTTTCGCTGGATAGTGTATAAATATTACTACTATGGCAAGTTATGACGCTTCAAGCACAAATAAGAGTAAAAGAAGTAACAAAATCTATTCAGATTTGGATTTAAACTTTACAAGAAATCCTGTTACAAATGATATACCTAAAGTTGAAGATGTTGACGCTGTAAAAAGAAGTGTTAAAAATTTGATACAAACTAATTTTTATGAGAGGCCTTTTCATCCAGAATTGGGTAGTGGAGTTAGAGGTCTACTTTTTGAAAATTTTACACCTATAACAGGTATATTTTTAAAAAGAAAAATTGAAGAAATTATTAAAAACTATGAACCTAGAGCTTCATTACAAAATGTAACTGTGGATGATGAACCTGATAAAAATAGATTAAAAGTTTCTATTTACTTTTATGTAGTGGCTACAAACGAACCAGTTGTTGTAACAACATTTTTAGAAAGATTAAGATAAAATGGCAAGTAATAAATTAACAGTTTCAGATTTAGATTTTGATTTAGTAAAACAAAATTTAAAAACATTTTTACAATCACAATCAGAATTTCAGGACTATGATTTTGAAGGATCAGGTTTTTCCATACTTTTAGATTTATTAGCTTACAATACACATTATCTAGGTTTTAATGCTAATATGTTAGCAAATGAAATGTACTTAGATAGTGCCGACATTCGAAAAAATATTGTGTCATTAGCAAAGATGTTAGGTTACACTCCTACTTCAGCAAAAGCTCCTTCAGCTTCATTAAATATTTTAGTCAATAATGCTTCAGGCGATTCCATTACAATGGCCAAAGGAACAGTTTTTACAACAAGTGTAAACGATACTTCTTATCAATTTGTTACTAATGCTTCTCACACACTAACGCCCACAAATGGTGTTTATCAGTTTTCTAATATTCCTGTTTTTGAAGGTACTTTAGTAACTTACAGATACACAGTTAATACATCCGATCCTGACCAGAGTTTTATAATACCTAGTAATAGAGCAGACACAACAACTTTAAAAGTACAAATTCAAAACTCATCATCTGATTCAACAACAGCGACATATACTTTAGCTACAGGTTTTACAAGTTTAGATTCAACAAGTAGAGTTTATTTTTTACAAGAAGTTGAAGATGGTAAGTTTGAAGTTTATTTTGGAGATGGTGTTATAGGCCGAGCATTAAGTGATGGTAATATTGTAATATTAGAATATATTGTTACAAATAAAACTGAAGCTAATGGTGCTTCAACTTTTGCTTTGTCAGGTGCTATTGAAACTTTTTCAGACGTTACAATTACTACAGTTTCAAGTGCTCAAGGTGGTGCTGAACCACAAAGTAAAGAGTCAATTCGATTTAATGCTCCTTTACAATATGCTAGACAAGATAGAGCAGTTACAACAGGTGATTATGAAACACTTGTACAAGAATTGTATCCTAATGCTCAATCAGTTTCAGCTTGGGGTGGCGAAGATGATGAAACGCCAATTTATGGTGTTGTAAAAATTGCTATTAAGGCCGCTTCAGGTTCTACTTTAACAGACGCAACTAAACAATCTATTGTAACACAATTAAAAAAATTCAATGTGGCTTCTGTAAGACCAGAAATTGTTGATCCAGAAATTACAAAAATACTTTTAACATCAAACATAAAGTATGATGAAAAGGCAACTACCAAAACAGCTGACACTTTAGAGTCTGAAGTTTTAACTGCTATTTCAAATTACAATAAAGACACATTACAAAAATTTGATGGTGTGTTTAGACATTCAAAAATTACAGGTTTAATAGATGATGTTGATACAAGTATTTTATCAAATGTCACAAGTTTAAAAATTAGAAAAACTCTTACACCGACTATTGGATCATCCACAAGATATGACATTTATTTCAGAAACGGTATTTTTAATCCACATACAGGTCACAAATCTGGTACAGGTGGTGTAATCACTACATCAGGATTTAAAGTGACAGGTGATACAACAAATGTTTATTACCTTGATGATGATGGACAAGGTAATGTAAGAAGATATTATCTTGTTTCTGGAATTAGAACATATGTAAATAATACACAAGGTACTGTTGACTATACAACAGGTCAAATTACAATTAACTCTTTAGATATTGCTTCAATAGAAAATATTAGAGGTTCTGCTTCGTCTGTAATAGAGTTTACAGTTGAGCCTGCTTCTTATGATATTGTTCCTGTAAGAGATCAGATTTTAGAAATAGATACAGCAAATTCAACAATCACAGTAGAGGCAGATACCTTTGTTGGAGGTTCCGCTGACGCTGGTGTAGGTTACACAGTAACATCTAATTACTAATGGCAACTTTTAAAGACAAAATATCAAAACTGATTAATAGTCAGGCTCCAGAGTTCGTTGTTGAACAACACCCTAAATTTTTAGAGTTTGTAAAAACATATTACACTTTTATGGAATCTGCCGAGTTAGATGTAACTTCGGTACAAACTACAGACGGTATTCAATTAGAAACAGAAACAGCACAAACAAATGCTTTGTTATTAGATGGTTCTCGTATTGATTCTGATAGAACACAATTAGACGCTGGTGATAAAATCATTTTAGAAAGTTCAGCCTTTGGTAAATTTACAAGAGGTGAAACTATCACAGGTCAAACTTCAGGCGCTACGACTACAGTTCTTGCTGAAGATTTAAATAATGACCGTTTGTTTATTTCAGCACAAGATAAATTCCTTATAGGTGAAACAGTATTAGGTGCTTCTTCAAACGCAAGTGCTGTTATTAATAACTATAGTCCAAATCCTGTAACTAATATACAAGAGTTATTAAACTTTAGAGATCCCGATAAAGTTATTTCAAACTTTTTAACAAAATTTAGAAATGAATTTTTAAATACATTACCAGAAAATTTAAATGCTGGTGTTAATAAAAGAAACCTTATTAAAAATGTAAAATCACTTTATAAAGCAAAAGGTACTAATAGAGGCCACGAATTATTTTTTAGATTACTATTTAACGAAGATTCTGAAATATTTTATCCTAGAGAACAAATGTTACGTGTTTCTGACGGACAATGGGACACACAAAAAGTTTTAAGAGCTATATCAACGACTGGTAATACAATTAATTTAGTAGGTCGTACTATTACAGGCCAAACTTCAGGTGCAACTGCTATTGTTGAATCAGTAAAAAAACTTATTTTAGGTAATCAAATAATTTCTGAATTTGTTATTAATGATGGTTCTTATGATGGAACATTTTCTATAGGTGAAGAAATTAGAGGAACATCTTCAGACACAGACGATTATTTTATTAAAGCAAATATTACAGGTATACCCGGAACAAAAACAACAATTAATGATGGTAATCTTTACTCATATACAGATTTAATTTCTGTAAATGGAGGAGGGACTGGTGCTAGATTTTCTATAAATGATATTGGTTCTGGAGGTATTACTGAAATAATTGTTGATGACAGTGGTTTAGATTATTCTATGGGTGATAATTTAGTTTTTAATAATATAGGAACTCAAGGAGTTAATGCATCTGGATTTGTTTCAGTTGTCAATGGTGGGTTTACGCAAGAAACTTCAACATCAACAACAGAAGATCATATTGTATTAGAAGATGAAACTACAAGTGATGATACATATTCAGGAAATAAAATAGTACAAGAAGAAGGAACTGGTGTAGGAGATATTACAGATGTTTATATAACAAATTCTGGTTCTGGATATATTTCTTTACCTCTAGTATCGATTACATCTTCATCTGGTGTAGGTGCAAAATTATTAACTTATGGATCTGAAATAGGAAGAATTATAGGAATAAAAACAAATGAATTAGGAGAAGGTTATGAAAATTCTCCATCACCCCCTACTTTAAGTTTTTATCAAAATTTAATTTTAACTACAGTAACAGGAAATTTTAACATAAATGACACAGTTACAGGTAGTTCTTCAGGTACTACGGGAACAATAGTTAACTATGATAGTGATAGAAATTTATTAAAACTTAAAAATGTAACAGGTAATTTTTCGATTGAAGAAACTATAACATCTTCAAGTGGCGGTAGTTCAGTTTTAAACAAATTAGATGTTGCAAATATTAGCGTAAACATTGTTTCTGTAGGTGATACAGACGGTAAGTTTTTAAACGAAGATGGATTTGTTTCTGAACAAACAATGAAGATACAAGATAGTTTATACTATCAGGACTTTTCTTATGTATTAAAAGTTGGTCAATCAATTAATAGTTGGCGTAATTCTTTTAAAAAGACAATGCACACCGCTGGTTTTTATTTTACAGGACAAGTTGATTTAACAAGTAGATTAAATTTACAAATTAAGAGAATTACTGGAATTAATTCTGGAATTACAGAAATTCTAAGAAATATTTTAACAAAATTATATTCTACAATTGTAGGAAGAAGATTAGGAACTGAAACTGATGGAACAACTTTAAGAACAAATCCTGAATTAGCTGTATCAGCAGATTTTGATACTAGTACTATTACTCCATTTGATAAAACAACAAGAGATGTTACTTTAAAAACACAACCTATAAATATAGATTATGTAAGTAGAGTGAGAAGAAATTTATCTAATTCATTGGGTGACTTAGTAAATGTAAGACAAGGATTTGCATACGCTGGACCAAGATTTGGTGTTTTAAATAGATTTGCTAATACTGCATTTGGAGTTACTGCAAACAATTCTTTTAGTAGTAGTGGTATTACTTTTCAAATATTAAATGATATTAAAATTCAAGGAACTAGAACATCTTTAGACGGTTCAAACGCAATCTTTTTAATGACTTCCAATGAAGATGGAAGAAAACTTAAAACAAATTTTACTATACCTGCTCAGGTTGGTGTTATTTCACAATCAACAATGGATCAAACTTCCATAACATTTGATAACACTAATAATACAATGGATGCTGGATAGTATATAAATAGTAAGAGAGAGTTATGACAAAACAAACAATAAATATCGGAACTATACAAAATGATGGTACAGGTTCAACATTACGTGATGCTGGTGATCTAATTAATGATAATTTCAATGAAATTTATACAGCAATAGGTGATGGTACAACATTAAATTCAGATGTACTAACAGCATCATCTACACATACTTTAACAAACAAGTCAGGAAATATATCACAATGGACAAATGATACTGGCTATATAACTTCAGTTTCAGAAACAAATGATTTAACATCATCTGTTACTTGGGCAAACGTACCTGACGCAAACATAACTCAAAGTTCAGTAACACAACACCAGGCTGCTTTATCTATAACTTCATCACAGGTAAGTGATTTAGCAAGTTCAACAATATCTTTTACAAATAAAACATTCAATGCAAATGGCACTGGCAACTCAATTTCAAATATAGAAGTTGCCGATTTTGCATCAGGTGTTTTGGATACAGATTTAACCACAGTTTCATCTTTAGACAATACTCTTGCATCAGCAAAAGCAATTAAAACTTATGTTGATAATATTGCTGCTGCTGGTATTCATTACCATAATCCAGTAAGAGTAGAAGCTGTAACAAATCTAACTGCTTCATATAATAACGGCACTTTAGGTGTAGGTGCAACATTAACTAACACAGGCACGTTAACTGCTATAACTATAGACGGTATTACTTTGAGTACAACCGATAGAGTTTTGGTTTACAATCAAACTAATGCTGCTCATAACGGTATTTACACAGTAACAACTGTTGGTGATGGATCAACTGCTTGGGTACTTACAAGAGCAATTGATGCTGACAGTTACGGTGCTTCTGATCCTGATGCTTTAGGAGAAGGTGATGCTTTCTTTGTGAGAGAAGGTAACACTGGCGCTGGTGAATTGTATGTAATGAATACTGAAGGTACGATTACTTTTGGTACTACAAATATCAATTTCTCCCAAATTTCAACATTACCAGCTTTTACAGGTGGTGATGGTATAGATATTACAGGAACAATTTTTTCCGTAGATTATGATGATAATACAATCAATGTCAATTCAGGAGTATTGCAAGTTAAAAATGGTGGAATTACCTCAACTCAACTGAATGGTGCTGTAAATTTACAAATTTTAGACTCATCCGGAAGTGTCTTAAAATCATTATATGGAACAGGAACTTAATTTAAAACATTAAAAGAAAGTGTATAAATATACAATATAGAGAAAAATTATGCCAGCAATTATAACAAATAAGTTTAGATTAAATAATGCGGAACAATTTCATGAGTCTTTCTCAGAACCCGCAAATAACATATACTATCTAGGTATTGGAAGACCTCAGGCTTGGGGTACCTTAACTAGAGCTGATGGACGTACTGATTATGAGGGTACAGATTCAAATCCTACAACTCCTGGTGATACAGTAGTTAATGAATTTTATACATTTGATGAATTAACTGCGGCTAAAAGAATTACAGGATCAGATATTTCTTTTGTAATTCCAAGAAGAAATTGGACATCTGGAACAGTTTATGATATTTACAGACACGATTATGGAGAATATACAACTGGTTCTACTTCAACTAGAATAACGTCAACAAGTGGTGCAACTACTTTATTCGATTCTACTTTTTATGTTTTGTCGTCAGATAGAAACGTTTATAAGTGTTTAGATAATAATAATGGTGCAACAGTCAATGATGAACCTACTGGAGTATCGACAACTCCTATTACAACTACAGACGGTTACATATGGAAATATATGTATACCTTATCTGCTGCTCAACAATCTAATTTTCTATCAACAGATTTTATGGCAATTCCTACAAATGCAAATGCAGGAACAGATCATTTAAACGTAATATCTAATGCTATTAATGGTGCAATAGATATTATTAAAATCAAATCTGCTGGTTCGGGTGGTACAAACGGAACATTTTCAAATATTCCAATAAGAGGTGATGGATCAGGCGGACTATGCGAAGTTGTAGTTTCGGGTGGTTTAGTATCTTCAGTAACCGTAACAACTGCTGGTGTAAATTATACATTTGCAACAGTAAGTAATGCTCAAATTGTTGCCGCTGGTGCTACAGGTTTATCTGGCGCTGAATTAGATGTAATCATTCCTCCAAAAGGTGGACATGGTGCAAATGCTTTAGAAGAATTGGGTGGTTTCTTTGTGATGTTAAATACTTCATTAGAAGGTAGTGAATCTGCAAATACAGGAGACTTTTCTGCTGTAAACGATTTTAGAAAAATTGTTTTGTTAAGAGATCCTACAAAAAATTCTTCTGCTGTAACATCAACAACAGCCAGATTAACAAAGGCAATTAAAATTGCTGCTTCACCAACACCAGGTACATTTACAGTTGATGAAGAAATTAATCAAGCAACAACAGGTGCTGTTGGTAAAGTTGTAGAATGGGATTCAACAAATAATATTTTATATTACATTCAGACAAGACATAGTGATGCTGGTATTGACAGTAACGGTAATTTAATTGATTTTTCTGGTGCAAACGCAATTACAGGACAAAGTTCAAGTGCAACAGGCACACCCGACACATCTGCTTCATCACCAGTTAATAATGTTATTTTTGCTTCAGGATATTCTGTACCTGAAATCGACCACGATACAGGAGATGTTTTATATGTTGAAAATAGAACACCAATATCAAGAGCTGTAGATCAAACAGAAAATATTAAACTGATTATAGAATTTTAAAATACATAGGGATAGAAATGGCCACAAAAACTGATTTTAATATTAGTCCGTACTTTGATGATTATTTAGAGTCAAAAAGATTTCATAAAATTTTATTTCGTCCTGGATTTGCTGTTCAAGCAAGAGAATTAACTCAAGTACAATCAATACTTCAAAATCAAATTAAAAGATTTGGAGATCACATATTTAAAGATGGCGCTCAAGTTATTCCTGGTGAAATACAATATATAAACACTTATCATTTCGTTAAACTTTCAACATTTTCAACTTCAAATGTATCTGATTTAATTGGTACAATTTTTACAGGTAACACGAATGGTGTAGTTGCTGAAGTTATAAATGCAACTGCTGCTACTAATACAGAAGCCGCAACAATATTTGTCAACTATACAAAAACAGCAAGTACAGGTGCTAGTGCTGGAGTTATTAATAGATTTGTTAGTACAGAAACTTTAACAGGAGATGGTGGTGAAACTGCTACAGTAGGTACAAATGGAGTAGCATTACCTATTGACTCAAATGCCGTAGGAACTGGATCTGCTGTGAGAGTAGAAGCTGGAATTTATTATGTAAATGGATTTTTTGTACAAAATGAAGCACAAACAATAATATTAGAACCTTATTTTGTAAACCCTAGTTTTAAAGTTGGATTTACAATTACAGAAAGTTTAATTACACCTTCAGATGATACCTCTTTAAATGATAACGCTCAAGGTTCTTCAAATGTAAATGCACCAGGCGCTCATAGATTTAAAATTACATTAACACTTGCTAAAAAAGATTTAACATCTACTGAAGATGATGACTTTATAGAATTATTAAGAATTGATAATGGTAACTTAATTACAAAAGTTATAAAAACAGATTATAGTTTAATTGCTGACACACTTGCTCGTAGAACATTTGATGAATCAGGAAACTATGTTGTAAGAAATTTTGACATTGATGTAAGAGAACATCATTTTGACTCAACTATATCTCAATATGAAAGAGGTATTTATAGACCAGATACAACAAGAGTAGGAACAGCATTAAATCCACTTTATGAATTTGATTTAACTGCTGATGAATCTAAAGCAAGATTAGCCATTGGTTTAGGAGCAGGTAAAGCATATGTACAAGGATACGAACTAGAAACTATTGCTACAAAATATGTTACTATAGATAAATCCAGAGATTTTAAAACAGTAAACAATTCTACAACTGGACTAGCGTTAGGTAATTTTGTAGAAGTTTCAAACATTTATGGATCGCCAGATGTAGATACTGTGTCAGGAGATACAGAAGCTTATAAAGAAGTATCTTTATATAAAGAAGCAACTTCTTCACGTGGTTCAGCAAATAGTGGTGTAGGAACTGATATACATCAAATTGGTGTAGCACATCCTAGATTTTTTGAATATAATTCAGGTACGGTTGGTGCGTCATCTTCTAATACTACATCAAATTATAAATTAGGTTTATTCAATGTAACAGCATTTACACATTTAAGAACAAAATTAGCACATTCACT